AAGCCAGCAAGACGGCATTCTTTCAAGCTCTAATCGCTTTGCTCTTTATAGTGAGCTAGCTCCTATTGCTGAGGATTTTGGTACATCGTCAGCCATCTATGATTATGCTACCGCATTCTTCGGCACAAGCCCTAATCCAACAAGCGCAGGCGGTTATCTTATCGTTGGATATTGGAGAGCAGCAAGCGAGACAGTGGCGGCAAGCTCGGCAACCTTGACTGGCACTCAACTGTCTGAGGCATCTGTGGTCAGTCAATTGCAAAGTATTCAGGACGGATCATTCGACATTGATGTTGACGGCGTAACGGAAAACATTACCGGGTTAGACTTCCGTTTTATTAGCACATTGCAGGGCGCAGTTGATTTAATCGACACAGCTCTTACGGGCGCATCTGCTTCTATTTCTGACCAAAAAGTGGTTATCACTAGTGATACTACAGGCGCAACTAGCTTGCTAACAAATGCAGTAGCGGCGGCAACTGGCACATACATTGGCGAGATATTAACCCTATCAGCTGGCTCTGGCGCAGTATTGGTTCAAGGTGCTGCATCAGCAGTATTGTCAGCCGAGACTAAGCTGGAGGCGGTAACAGAGTTGAAGTCGCTTACCAACTTTAAAGGCGGCATGTTTATTGACAACCCCACCGATGTAGAGTCGAAAGACTTGGCAGAATGGGCGCAAGCAAATAATACGCTTATGTATGACGTGTTTAGCGATGCGACAAACTTAACTATCGACCCTACCAATGTAGTTTGGGATATTAAGTTGTCTAGCCTTACTAATTACCGAATGCTTTACAGTGCGGCAAATAACCGCAAGATGGCTGCGTCATATATGGCGAGAGCGCACACAGTAAACTTTAATGCGATTAATTCAGCATTAACTATGCACTTAAAAACCTTATCAGTCGCAGCAGAAGACTACACGCAAACACAAATAAATGCGGCTAAGTCAGTTGGTTTAGATATCTATACCACAATAAAACTAACGCCTGTTGTATTAACCAGCGGCGCTAACGACTTTGTGGATAATCGTTATAACTTGCTTGCTTATGTCGATGCCATTCAAACTGATGAGTTTAACCTATTTAGAAGCACGGCGACCAAGATCGGGCAGACAACTCCAGACGTAAATAAAATATTAGATCAGTGGGAAAAAACCACTCGCAACTTTGTTACTGCTGGTGTACTTGCTCCGGGCACATGGTCTAGTCCTGATTATTTTGGTGATGTGGATACATTTAATCGAAGTATTGAGGAAAATGGCTACTACGGACTTGCTGGTTTGCTTTCTGAGCAACCGCAATCAGATCGCGAGGCGAGAAAATCGCCCGTTATGCAAGGCGCAGTTAAGCTTAAAGGTGCGGTTCATTCTGCTGACTTCATTATCAACGTAAACAAATAGGTGAATCATTATGTCTGTAGTCAATCTATTAACAGATAGCACAACCCTTATTCTTGATGGTCGAGTGTTTAATGACCTCGCAGAGGGTGACAATATTACTATTGCGCCAGTAAACCCGTCCACATCGCGTATTAATTCTATCGGCGGGGGTGTAAACATTAACGCACGATCTGATGGTGGCGTGCATGATCTGACTATCCGCGTTCAACTTATGAGCGAAGATGATGTAATTCTTAATAGTTGGGAGAAGCAACGACCCGCTAAAATAATTTCTGGCAGCGCAAAGCAGAGCTATAACCGTGATGGCACTGACGGCGTTGAGTCGTGGTTATTAGAGGGCGGATCGTTTACTACTAAGCCCACACGCACGTCTAACAGTACAGACGGCAATGCAATGATGGAATACGTCATTCAATTCAGAACCGCATCACGCAACTTGTAAGGGTAGTTTATGACTGATAGTAATACAGAAAAAGAAGTGACCGAAAAAGATAAGGCGCTAGAAATGGCAAAAGCCATTCACGAAGATAAGTGCGCGACAATCAACGGGCGCGATTATGTGATTACTAATATTAATCATTTTAAGCGCAGAAAGGTATTCTCGTATTTTACTCATGTTCAAAGCGATCTATCACGTGCTGACATGTGGTTCTTGGAGTCTTCCGATTATGCCGATGTTGAGAAAGTTATAATGTCGGTAGTTACGTTTGACGGTGAGGTGTTAAGCAAGCGATCTACTCACTGGGATGAATTTCCAGAGGATTACATTTTGTTTGTTCAGACCATGCTGCCTGTCATATCTTACCCTTTTTTGAAAGGACTCAATGGCGCTTAAAAGTTCATTCGCCGCCGATTGAGTCCGACTATATAGCACACACAAATATATCAGCGGATGATATGTCCGTGCTTTTTTTAGTTAAAAGTGGGTACGGCTCGCTAACGGAAATAAAAGAGTGGGATACCAAACAGTTTCTTGATGCGTTAGAATATGAAGCAATAGACAATGCCATTGCTAGATATTTGCAGTGGAAAGCGGAGAATGCCTAGATGGCGCAGGTCACAGAATTAATAACCAAGTTCAGCTTTCAGGGGTCGGAATCTCCTCTCAACAAATACAATGCTAGCCTTGGGAAAAGCATAGGAATATTGGCAGGCTTTGGCGCTGCTATTGTAGGCACTTCTGCGCTTATATCAAAGTGGGCTTCAAGTATTATCGAAGCCGAACAACCTCTTATTAATTTAGCTGCAAAAACTGGCCTAGCTGTCGAAAGGCTGCAAGAGCTAGATTATATAGCTAATGTCAACAACTCATCGTCCGAGGCAATGGCCTCGTCTATCGAGGGGCTTTCCACAAAGATTGGCGAAGCCGCGCAGAAAGGTAGCGAGGAATTTTCGCGTCTTGGTATTAGTGTTCGTGATGCAAACGGGCAGGTCAAAAGCACTGATCGAGTATTGTTTGAAATAGGTAATCGCTTTAAGGCGTTAGGATTATCGCTTAATGAACAAACCGCTTTTGCGGAGGCTCTAGGAATTGACGCCACTTTATTGCAAACGATGAGACTCACTTCAAAAGAGATTAGCGGGTTATCCCAAAAGGCGCGTGATCTTGGCATTCTCAACGAGAAGCAGATAAAGGATGCTCAAGAATATAACGACTCTTTGACCACGCTTAGATTTGGCATGAGCGGAATTCAACGCCTTATCGCTGTCGGCCTTGCGCCTGAACTAAAAGACTTATCTGATAAATTCACCAATTTATTAATCGAAAATAAAGATTGGATTGTTAATGGTATTACCGCCACCATAAAACTTCTCAATCAATTTGTTGATCTCATTGGCAGAGTATGGCCTATTCTTGCTGTGGGCGTTGGAGTGTTTACGGCTTTAAAGGTTGCCACAATCGGATGGGGTGCAGTATTAGCAGTAGTATTTTCGCCAGTTGTATTATTCACGGCTTTAATCGTTGGGCTTATTTTGGTTTTTGATGATCTTATTGCGGCCTTTAACGGTGAGAAGTCTCTAATAGCAGATTGGTTCAAAAGTGCTTTTGGCGTGGATATACGTCCTATTTTGCAAGCATCATGGGCGATTTTCAAAGAAACTGCTATGGCAACCTTTTCTATATTGGGCGATATAATTCATGGACGCTTTAAAGATGCGTTTATGAAGATTATAAAAAGCATTGCAGATATGTTTAAGTCAATAGGGAAAATAATTCCTGACTGGGTTAAGGATATATTTGGCGATGATAAAAAAGAGATTAAAGTAGACACTAGAGTTACAACTCCAGACTTTGACCCTAACGACATACCGCAAATGCCAAGTTCTCGCATGGGATCGGTAAATAATAATCGTCGAGTTGAAATGAATGTAACCCAGCAAATACGCACAACAGACCCAGTTAAAGCGGGTAACGTTGCCGCTGACAGCTTACAAGACCAAATGGCTAATGCGCAGTATCAAGCTAATAGGGGTGGGTTCTAATGGGTTTAGTTAGGGAGTACGTTGACTCTAAGTTTGATAATGACGAGACAGAAAGCGTAGGTATTGGCGGCTTTAGAACATTTGCTAAAATCCGTGAAAGAGTATTGCGAACACGCGACATACCGACGACATACTTAGAAAACGGCATGCCAATCAACGACCATATTATTAGAAACCCGTTATCGTTAAGTATCGAGGGCAATGTTTCGGATATATTCATTGAGGGGTCGAGAAGTATCGAGCTAGTCCGTGCAGAAGAGGAATCTATCGGTAGCATATCTCAGTATTTGCCAAGTCGCACACAAGCGCAATTAAGCAGATTGTCTGGATTGGTTAACGATGTCAATAGTGCAATAAGTCTAGCCGATTCAGTCATTAATAGCACTCAGCGAGTTGCGTCGATATTAACGTCATCGGGAAAGTCAAATATAGAGGAGTTCATTGACGCTATGGAATCACTGGACTCCAGTGATGCACTAATAACTATTGATGCACCGTTTCGATCATACAAAAATATGGCGCTGACCTCACTGGATTATGATAGAGATAACACTACTGATTCGTTAAATTTTAGCTTAGAGTTCACCCAGTTTAGGTTCACCGATACAATATTTACCAGGTCAGCCAAGAAGCCATCAGCTGCTAATAATGGGCAGCAGTCGGACGAAGTTGACAAGGGTGTGCAAAATGGCGAAGAGACTGGACAGTCATTTTTATCTTATTTATT